CCGACCCATTAGGCGTTATAGCAATATCACCGTCGCTTGCTGAGACAATAGACTGTCCATTTACATCAAGTGAACCGCCCAACTGTGGAGTCGTATCAGCCGCTACACTTGCTATGCCACCTGATCCACTTTGATCATCAACCCAAGCATAGTCACTTCCATTCCAACCTAAGATTTGACCGGACGAAGCACCACTTACATTGAGGTGAGTATTTACATTAGCGTCTGTATAACCTGCATTACTCACCCAAGCATAATCTGATCCGCTCCAAGAAAGGACATATCCGCTTGTAGGATTAGATTGGTTTAGATGACTATCTACATCACTGTTGCTATATGAGCTTACGGCAACAGGAGCAGTTTCAGCGCCAGCACCCATAGCAGAATGATTGCCACAGTAATAATAAAGCTGATCTGCTGCATCTTGTTGTAACTGAACCTCAACATAAGCCGAAGCACTACCAGCCGTTCCTGACGTTGTAATTCCTGTTGTGAACTGAGAACCACCGCCATGAGTACCATCTGAGGTTGTACTAAATCGTAATGGATGATTACTGTTAGAACTATCAGAAACATCAAATCTATATTTAACGCCTTTCGGAATAAACATATCTTGCTGAGACGTTCCATCTATTACAAACTTACCGCCAGCAACCGTGACCGTAACAGCTATACCTTTTAAGCTTCCGTCTGTTTGAACATCTTTTGCAAACGTGGCTAGATTTCTGTTTATACTCATATCAGATCCTTAAATTGCATACTGTTGAACTTGCACAATATCCCCAGCATTACCGCCAGAAACTAATGTGACTGTGCTGGAAGAAATTGAATAATCGGTAGTCGGTAAAAGCAAAATGCCGTTTATATAGACCGCACTTTTATTAGTGTTATAACTGCCAGAAAATGCTGTCTGCCCAGCTGTTGAGGTAAATTCAGTTGTTGAATAATTTGCAGAAGCACCGCCATACTCTACGACTTCCACAATATCGCCAGCACTAGCACCAGCGCCTAAAACTACAGCACTTCCTGAGCTTGCCGTAAATGAGGAGCTATCTAATTTAGCCCCGTTCATAAACACCAGAATGTTACCAACTGTGTAGTTAACACTGAAAGATGTTTGATTTGCTGTCGCTGTAAATGCTGTGAAATTGTGAGCAGCACCAGATAGAGTTAGATCAGCAGAAGACGGACTGATAAAGACATATGCAGAACCGCTGAGATTTAAAAGCGAACCAGTAGAGCTACTACGCAGTACACGGGTTAAATTTGTGCCTGAGTGTGTGTAAACCCCTTCAGATATTTCCCAAGCGTTCCCATCTTCTATTACAAAAACGGTTGTATCACCGTCTGCAATTCCACCATCTGCAAAACTTTGATAGCCAGAACGGGGAGAGCCTAAACTTATTGTACCCGTTCCCGTACTGCTAGTTGAGACAGAGACCCTATCAGCGAATTTAACCATCTACTTTTCCGTTTCTTTTTTCTTTTTGTCTTTAGCTTCATCGCTTTTCAGATCTGTCGTGTAACCTTTGTCAGATATTTTTTTTGCGATTTCGTCTGATTCAAACTCAAAGTGGTGGACTGTTTTATTTGTCATTACCATTAGCTCACCGCCTATGATGGATCTGGAATACCCGTTGAAAATGAAGCGCCAGTAAATGAATTTCCGTTAGTTACAGATTGAGAAGCTGATAGACTTCCTGTAACTAGCAATCTGCTGTTAGTTGTATCGCTGATAGAATAGTGAGTACAAGTGCCACTGCCCGTAATCGCTCCATCTGTGATTGCTGCAAAAACAACTTCACGACCACCGCCAGATCTGTCAGATGGTGCAGCCCCAGAAAGTGATGTAGAGTTCCCTAAAGTATAGGTAGATGTAGCCTCAGAATATGTAGTCGGTTCTTGACTGCAAACATCAATTCTATTTGCTTCTGTATCTAAAACTGTTAGTCCGTTGTCAAAGCAACGATCTGATAATGTAGCCATTTTAAGTTCTCCTTATTTGATTGGCATTATGGCAAGGTAGGCCATACGGGATTGAGAGGATCGAAGCCGTCTTGTGCTGGCATATCCCTCAAATTCTGTCTATAATTTTGGTAGTTCTGTTTATCAGTTTGAGATAACGGACTGTCATTAGCTTGTGTCCAATCTGTTGCTGCTAGTATTATATTTCTATCTAATCTAAATATTTCTAGGGCTTTTGCAGAACTATCTGCTTCTATTGCTGAGTCAGATGGAACGACTAGTGTGCCGCCTATACAAGTTGATAAAGAATGTTGTTCACCATCAACAGCAAATCCATCTTCAGGTATATTGTTTTTTACACTTCCAGACTCTTGAACCACGCCATGAAATACACCGTCTGAATTGTAAATTGTATAAGTAATACTCATGTTGATATGCTCAGTACTGTAATTCCTATATTTGAGGTATTAGTGTTACTTCCAGTTTGTGCAGGATGAGTTCCAGTAAAAAGAAGACTTATAGAGGGGCTTGCACTAGTTGTTGTTCCTACACACCTAAAGCTAAACCCTTTTCCTGACGTACTCCTAATAGTAGCACTACCTTGTGAGGTATAGCTTATTCCTGATCCGCTTGCGGTTAATGCTACTGAATAATTATTACTTGTAGTAGCCAAATTTCCTGAGAAGAACGCGATAAAGTTTTTTCCTGATCCACCGCTTAAATTAAGACTTAGTACTGTTCCTGATCCAGAAAACCCAAAGCTCCCAAATGAAGCTTGAAATACATTGTCTACTGCCGAAATACCAGAACCGACAAATCTATCAGCCGAAATTGTACCTGATGTAATGTTATTTGCATTAATCGTACCTGCATAAACATAACTAGAAACAATAGTATCCGCTTCAATTGATGCCTGCGCCCAAGAGCTACCGTTGTAATGATAGTATTTTTTATTACCAGTATGAAATAACAAGTCTCCGTTTGTTACCCCCGACGATGGAAAACCATTTTGATAGAATACTTTTGCTTTTCCTAGTGCCGTTGTATTTGCAGAGTTAGCTGTTGAAGCAGCGGAATTAGCTGTATTTAAAGCAGTAGTCGCATTTGAGTTAGCAGTATTAGCTGTTGATTGTGCAGTTGCTGCATCACTAACAGCACCATCAGCCGTTGATTGAGCATTTGTTGCCGCAGTATTTGCTGAATTTGCTGTATTGTTTGCTGTTGTAGCTGTTGAACTGGCAGAATTAGCTGTATTTGTTACAGCCGTTAAATCTGTTCCTAAATTTGTAATCTTGCCTTGTGATAGATTTGGAATTTGCCCTACTGTTAAAGTATCTCTAATTGCAGCCGAACCAAACTCAACTGTTCCATCATTCTTAATTTGCCAACCTGCTGAACCAGTAGAGAAATTAGAACTTTCGATAGTATCAGTAATTTGAAAAGCACCATTAGCTGTGCCGTATTTTATAGAAGTCACAGCACCGCTTACATCTGCCTCAACAGTATAGGTAACCGTCCATTCTTTTTCTACAAAACTTGTATTGCTAACCGTTGTTTGGCTATGAGACCATCCAGTAGGAGGTGTACTAAATAATGCGTTTGTTACACTAAAAGTTCCTGTGTTATTTGTTGGTGCGCTAGGTGCAGAAGCTTGCAAGGTTGTATAATATAAAATCCCAGAATAAACGCTTGTATCTGTATCAACACCCGTAGCCGCTGCATCTGTAGTTGCATTGACTGAGCTACTTGCTGCGCTTTCATTCCCAGAAAAATCAACTGCTGTAACCCAATAATAATACTGTGTGCTTACTGCCAGAGCAGCATCTACAAATTTGTCAGACCCACTGAAAGCAATAGGATTAGCTGGCTGTGAATTAGACGTAGCTCTGTAGATATTATATCCCTTAAGATCATACAGCGTAGCGCCACCGACTTGAGTAGTAGGGGCTGTCCAATCTAAAGTTATTTGCTTTGCGCCACCAGTAGCCGTTAAACCAGAAACACCGCTAGGAGCAGTTGTGTCACCGCCCACAGTATGCGCTGACGCTGCTACCCAAGAACCTACATTACCTTTAACACCTACACCCCTGACCCTCACATTGTATTGTGCGCCACTTTCCAATGGGCTTATATTTGCAGCAGTATCAGAAGCTGGGATTTCTGTTCTAAAATAATTACTGTCTGTAGTTTTTTTCCACTCGATTTCATAATGATTTAAAAATTTACTTGTTGCCGCTGTCCAGCTAACTCGCGCTTGTGTTACAAATGTTCCATCTAATTGTACTGCACCGATATCAGTAACAGAAACATTAGACGGGCTAAGACCAGCCCTTATATCTGTAAGCGTCGAATTGTTACTTAGTATTTCGCTTTCTTCTGCTGACCAACTAAAAGCAGCTGAAGATGTTTCACGAAGTGTTAAGCTTACACTTAGTTCACC